TTTTAAGAGTATCTGCTTCATTTTCCTGATTAATCCATGGTATCAAAAGAATATTCAGATCATCGACTTTAATTTCAGTGGGTTCTGAATAAATTTCAACGTTGTCGTATTCACGCAATAGTAGATCAACTGCGTTAATACTGTTAGTGTTTTTATAGTATGCTGTATGATTACCAACGATGGTATGAACTTTAGTTCCCATCTTATGGAGTCTATCGTAATAATTATCCTTTGCCCATGCAAGAGCAGCAAAGTTAATACCAGTTCTATTATCAAACGTATCACCCATATCA